CGCATGGGACAAGCTGCCCACATCCCGTGACCCGCTGGCTGTGGAGAGCCACTGGGCAGACCAGTGGTATGCCTACTACGCCGACACCCCAGCCTCTGTGACGACCAGTGTCAGCTCTTTCCCCTACGGCACGCAGAAGTTTGCCGATGGCTGGACTGAAGAAGACGACGTTGAGGAGGCGATCCAAGACGCGTTGGCTGGCTACCCTGGCTACCTTGCCGAGCTGATCTGCGAGTCCGTGTACCCCGAGGAGCCTGCGCTTGCGCGGCGCTACATCAGCAACAAGAAGCTGCGCGATGCCGAGGTACTCAAGGATCACCTGAACATTTTGCGCACATACGGGGCTGGCTCCGTGCTCGCTAGCCTGTTTGACGTTGCCTACGCAGAAGTGTAATAATGTCCAACGCTTGACAACCTTCGGGTTGTCAGGCACGATTCACAAAAAGGAGAAAGCGAATGAACGTACAAATGCTGCGCCATGTGCGCAAACTGTGGAACGTGGACTACGTACCACGCGAGGTCAACCGTACCAACCAGCTCAAGTGGGTGCGCTCTGTGCGCTCACTTGGTGACCGCTGGCTTCTGGCAAAACACATAGAGCGTAAAGGAGAGAGCCATGCCTGACCTTCAAACAGCGTTGAGCAAAGTACTCGACGAGTGGGCCAAAGATGACCAGCCCGTAACCCAATCACAACCACAACCCCAGGAGAAACAAACCATGACTTCAGTTACCTTCCCCATCACCACCAACGTATCACGCGCCACCTTCGACTTTGTGCGCGACAACCCAGGTCTGCACCACAACGAGGTCAAGCACAAGCTGATCGACAAAGGGTTCAAAGACAGCTCGGTGACTGCCCTCATCAGCCAGCTTCGCCGCTCAGGGCAGATCGCACGGCTGGCAGATGGTACGTACCACGCCACGGCCAAGGAGTATGTGCCGATCAAGCAGGTGTTCAAACTGGCGGTGAACAAGAAGACCGTGGCCAAGAAGGCCGCCAAGCCCGTAGCGAAACCCGCACCGAAACCCGCAGTGAAAGCAACTGAGCCAAAGAGCGAAGGCATTGCCGCGCTGCAGCCCGTTGCTACCTTGGTGTCAGCACCAGCGCCTGTGTCGGCCCCTATGGTCGTCTCCAACGATGTCGAGTACATCCTCTCGACGCTGCCCATCAAGCAGGCCCGCTCGCTCTATGATGAGCTGCACAAAATCTTTGGGGTCAAGGCGTGAACGACCCGTTCGACTGGAGAAACTACAAGCCCCAGATCAGCATGCGTGATCTGGAGAAAGCGCGGCGCAACTCATACCAGATGACGCGCCACGTTAACGAGCAGCGCAAGAAGGGTATTGAGCCCAGTACCCCGTACAGCGAACGAACAGCACCATATCTGAGCGCAGCGCCCAAGGATATGGTGGTCGAGATGCCGGTGATGCCGGTGCACAAGAAGACATTGGAGCGACACGCAAGGGAGAAGAAATGAGCATTGAAACAATGCGTCAGGCGCTGGATGCGCTGGAGGCACACGCAGACATTGGCATCAAGTCCGACAAAGCCATCACCGCCCTCCGCACCGCCATCGAGCAGGCTGAGAAGCAATCAGCACAGCGCCAGTGGGCCGGGCTGACGGAGAAAGACTTCTCGGCGATTAACCAATCATGCCTGACCAAACTTCAGGCCGCGACAAGCGCCGAGTCAATCCTCAAGGAGAAGAATCATGGATGAAGAATTTGCTTTCCCACACACCATTGAGCACCTGCACCAGCCGGTGACGGCGGGCATGACGCTGCGCGACTACTTCGCGGCGAAAGCGATGCAAGCGTTAACACTCAGACTTGCAAGTAAAGAAGGTCTCATTGTGTTTGATGACGCAGTTGCGGAATCGGCGTACTTGATGGCCGACGCCATGCTCAAGGCAAGGGAGCAAGCATGAAAGAAGACATCATCCGCATGGCGCTGGATGCTGGTATTTTGTGGTCGACAGATCAAGCCGCTACGCTTGAACGCTTTGCAGCCCTTGTCGCTGCACGCTGCGCCGAGATCGCTGAAGAGGCCGAGCCGTACCAAGCCGCTGATCTGATCCGCAAAGCGTTTGCCGTGGACCCCATGCCCTTGTTTTACGACTGGCCCGGAGGATGGAAAAAATGAAAGGCAGAGGTTACGACACACACTACAAGCAGACCCCGCCACCCATTGGCGGGTTTGTGGTTGAACGCGCTCAACTAACTACAGTTGCAAGAAATAAATCGAAGCTGCCGTTTAACTGTGATCACTGCGGCATACCCTTTGAAAAATATGCTTGCTGGGCAAAACGCTCAACACACCACTACTGTGGCCGCGCATGCGCTAACGCTGCGAGGTTGGTGCGTATCCCAAAAGAGTGTGTGGTGTGCAAAGCGGAAATGCTGCTGACGCCAGCCGATTACCCAAGATTGTCAGCCTGTTCAAAACTGTGTATGCGTAAGAGGAGAACATCAACAAACATAAACATGCGGTCGTCACCCGACTACAGAGCTATAGTCAATCGCTTGAAAAAGAACGCGGTGTGTGCGGTGTGCGAAACAACAAAAGGTCCTTGGATTGTGCGGGGCACAAAGCTGTGGGTACAAGACGGTCTTTCTTGCGCGGATGGGACCGACGCTTATCTGGTGTGCAGGAATTGTCACTTGAAAGCCACGCAACCTCTGGCAAAAGCATCAACGTACATGACTGACAGATTCAAGTACTACAAGGAACGCGAATGAAGTGCCCACTGTGTGGAGGACCAACGGATGTCATGCAAACAAAATCAATCGACGGTGTCCCAATCAGACGCCGACACTGCTACAACGACCACACGTTCCAAACCAAGGAAGTCCCGATCAACGAACCCAAACCAAAGCGAAAACTTCGCACGAAGCTGGCCATTCCAGAGGGTGGACGGTAAGATGCTTGAGCGGGCGCACAAGCAAGCGCAGAAGCAGGCGATAGCCGACGCTGAGCCGGCGCCGTTCTAGGAGCCGCGCATGGCCGCCACGCCCGAGGTCAAAGTCAAAAAGCAAATCCGTAAACTGCTCGATGCAGCAGGCGCTTACTACGCCATGCCCATCGGCACAGGCTACGGCAACTCAGGCGTGCCCGACTTCGTCATCTGCCACAAAGGCCGCTTCATTGCGGTCGAGGCCAAGGCAGGCAGCAACAAACCAACCGCACTGCAAGAGCTGCATCTGGCACGCATCCGCGCCGCTGGCGGCATCGCCCTTGTCATCAACGAGACCAACATGGACACACTACAAAAGGAGTTGATATGAACACTATCACCACAAGCAAAGAGCAAGAGGCAGAGATCGAGCGCATCATTGCCAAGCTCGACGACGATGAGCGCATGCACCTGCGCTCTGTTTTCTACGCCCTCACCCGCTGCTACGACAAAGAAGGCACTGACTCTGCCGTGGTCATCTTCGGTACTGCCGACAGCGTTGAGTCGTTTGCAATGCTCAACTGCGACAGCATGGCAGCCGCACGGCTGATGGAGGGAGCCAACGATTTTTTAGGATACCTCAACACAAAAGACGCACCACCCAAGGAGATGTTTAATTGAGTGCACCTTATCAACGCATCGTCAGCATTGACTTTGAAACGCGCTGGGACAAGCGCGACTACACACTATCGAAACTAACCACAGAGGAGTACATCCGTGACAAGCGGTTCAAGGCATTTGGTGCTTGCATCCATGAGTATGGAGGAGACACCGCTATACAGTGGTATCGAGGAGATGAGCTTCCTAGAATCTTGGGGACTTACGACTGGAGCAAGACAGCCGCCCTCGCCCATAACGCACAGTTCGATGTTTCGATCCTTGAGTGGCGCTACGGTATACGGCCCGCGTTCATCTTCGACACCCTATCAATGGCGCGTGCTTTACGCGGCGTGGAGGTTGGCAATTCCCTCGCAAAACTCGCCAGCGATTTTGGTCTTCCCGAAAAAGGGCGAGCCGTACATTCGACGGACGGACTCGCAGAGATTGATAAAGATGTGGAATCTGAACTTGCCGATTACTGCAAGCACGACGTATATCTCTGCGAACGGATTTTCGAGCGGCTGGTTGAAAACTACCCCAAGTCGGAGCTGCGGCTCATCGACATGACCCTCAAGATGTACACCCGCCCGGTGTTGCAGCTTGACAGGACGATGCTGATCGAGGCGCTCACTGAAGAGGGCAAGCACCGTGAGGGGCTGCTGGCCAAGCTGGGGGTGGAGGAGTCGGAGCTTGCATCGAACCCTAAGTTCGCTGCGCTGCTGTGGAGCATGGGTGCAGCCCCACCAAGGAAGGTCAGCAAGACCACGGGCCAACTGACGCTGGCCCTGGCCAAGAACGACGCCCTGTTCCAAGCACTGCTCAACGGTGAGAACGAGGATGTGGCCACCCTGTGCGAGGCCCGGCTCAAGGTCAAGTCCACCACCGAGCGCACCCGTGCGCAGCGGTTTCTGGACATCTCCCAGCGCGGCGCACTGCCCGTGCCCCTGTCCTACTACGGTGCCAAGTCGGGCCGGTGGACGGCGGCCAAGGGCTCGGCCATCAACATGCAGAACCTCAAGCGCGGCAGCTTCCTGCGCAAGGCCATCATGGCCCCGGAGGGATACCAGCTTCTGGTGGGTGACCTTTCGCAGATCGAGCCCCGGGTGCTGGCGTGGCTGTCGGACTACGAGGAGTTGTTGAACATCTTCCGCTCGGGCCAGGATGCGTACGCCCAGTTCGGTGCGCAGATGTTCGGCATCCCCGGCATGACCAAGGACAGCCACCCAGACCTGCGTCAGTCGGCCAAGAGCGCGTTGCTGGGGTGTGGGTATGGCCTGGGGTGGGCGAGCTTCGCCTCGCAGCTTCTGGTGGGCTTCCTGGGCGCACCGCCCGTGCGCTATGACAAGGCGTTTGCCAAGAAGTTGGATGTGACCTCCGAGTACATCGAGCGGTTCATCGGCTGGGAGGACAACGTCAAGAAGCTCCAAGAGATTCCCCACACCTGCACCGAGCGGGAGCTGCTGGTGCACTGCGTGGCGGCCAAGAAGATCATCGACATCTACCGGGCCACGGCCCACCCCGTGGTGAGCTTCTGGGACATGTGTGACCGCTTACTAACTAAGTCCCTTGCCGGTGGCGAAGAGGTGGTGTATAAATGTCTGACGTTCCGCAAGAACGAGATCGTGCTGCCAAACGGCATGTCTTTGCTGTACCCTGACCTGCGCCAAGTCACCGACAAGGAGACCAAGCAGAAGAACTGGGTCTACGGCGAGGACGAGACCAAGCTGTATGCTGGCAAGATCACCAACAACGTGACCCAAGCTTTGGCGCGGATCGTGATGACAGACGGGATGCTACGTACTTCGAAGAAGTACTTTGTGGCAGGCACAGTGCATGATGAGCAGATCGTCGTGGTGCCCGACGAGGAAGTGGCTGACGCTAAGACTTGGGTCTTGGCGCAGATGACAGTAGAGCCTAAGTACATGCCGGGGATTCCCCTGGCCGTTGAGGGTGGCGCACACCGCAGATATGGACTTGCAAAGAAATGAACGATTCGATTTTGATTGACTACGCAGCATCGCTCATGGAAGTTGAGCGTTTGGCCAAGGGTGTTCATCACGCGTGCCTGGAGCGTGACTATGAGGAAGCGCAGGAACAGGCGATGGCAATGCTCGTGGAAGCGAGGCTCACATTGCAGACATTACGACACATGCATCAAAAGGAGAAAGAAAGATGAAGCAACTGGTATTGCCCAAGAAAGTACAGGTGGGCAGCAAGTGGTACAGCGTCGATGTGGTTGAGTCGATGCGCAGGAAGAGTGAGATCGGTCGTATCACCTACGACACGCAAAAGATCGAGCTGGCCCGGCGCACGCACCACGGTGTGCCGTTCAGGTTGTCGGCACTGGAGGAGACGTTCTGGCATGAGCTGACCCACGCCATCCTGCACAGCATGGGCGAGCATGAGCTCAACAACCGCGAGCGGTTCGTCGAAGAGTTCTCTCTGCGACTGGCCCGAGCAATACGTACAGCGAGGTTTTGATATGGCACGCAAAATGAAGATGACCCACGCAGAGCATGTCGAGTTGGCAAAACAACTCGTGCCCGCGTTTGCCCTTATACAGGCCGCAGCTTTTAAAGTTACAAGCAAAAACAACTTGACCAGCAGAGAGGGAAGAAAAATGATGCTGCTTCGCAAGCACATAGAAGCTGCGCGTTATGCGCTCGACAGTGCGTACCACGCTGTGACTTCAAACGAAGAGTTTTCGCAGGCAGGGCACATTTACTACAACACGGGCCCCACGCAATGAAGACAGTCACTTGGTCGCACAGCTCCCTCAAGGACTACGAGGGCTGCCCTCGCAGATACCACGAGGTCAAGGTGCTCAAGAACTACCCGTTCAAGGACACCGACGCAACGATCTACGGCAAGGAGTTACACACGGCAGCGGAGCTGTACATCAAGGAGGACACGCCCCTGCCGCCGCAGTTTGCGTTCTTGCAAGGAACGCTCGATGCGCTCAAGGCCAAGCCGGGCAGGAAACTGTGCGAGCACCAGATGGGCGTGACCAAGGACTTGAAGCCTTGCGGGTTCATGGACAAGGAGGTGTGGGTGCGCGGCATTGCCGACCTGCTCATCATCGACGACGAGAACCTCACGGCCAAGGTGGTGGACTACAAGTCGGGCAACAACAAGTACCCAGACCGCGAGCAGCTCAAGCTCATGGCGCTGATGGTGTTCGCCCACTTCCCCCACATCCGGCGCGTCTCTGGGGCGCTGCTGTTCGTGGTCAAGGAAGACATCGCCAAGGCCAGCTTCATGGTGGGCGAAGCCGAGGAGTACTGGTGGGACTACAGAGAGCGCGTGGCTCGCATCGAGCAGGCGCATGAGACCGGGGTATGGAACCCCAAGCCGACACCGTTATGCGGTTGGTGTCCGGTGACAACGTGTGAACACAACCGCAAGAGAGGTTGAGATGACTGCGCCCATATACCGAAAGAAAGCAAAAAACGCATTTACAGTCGGGCTATCCCCCGATATGCGCACCCTGCACATCAAGATACTGGATTTTGAAGCGATGTGCAGACCTTCCACCCGCAAGGATGTGCACGAAGCGGTAGTGCAGCACCTTAGTCGGCTACAGAAATTTGCTCAAACCATTTCACAAGGAGTCAACCATGACACAGACCAACGGCAAACGCAATTACAAACACGCCTACAAGCTGCAGAAGGCCAGCGGCGAGACCACTGACCAACTGGAGCGGCAGAAGGCTCGCAGGCTCTACGACAAGCAGGGCATCGACCGCAGCGGCAAGGACATCGACCACAAGGTGCCACTGCGCAAAGGAGGCAAGACATCCCCAGGCAACCTGCGCCTTCGCAGCAAGAGCGCCAACCAAGGAGACAACAAATGATGTTTGAACAATGGTGGGCGAACATCTCGCCCGCTGAGCAAAAGCTGATCGGTATCAACAACGCCTACTTCGTTTGGACGGAGGCCCGCAGACAAGCGCCAAGCGTCTTGTTCCTCAATGGCTTTCACCTGTGCCGCTCTGATGACGAGCTGATCATCATGCGCACCAACGGCCCGAGTGAAGGCGAGGGCGGCAGGTTCAACCTCAAAGAGTTTGAAGAGATGGTCAATGAGTTTTTCAACAAGAACTTCTAAGCACAGGAGAAAGTAAATGGAGATAGTTGAGGACAAGGCAGTCGTCTTCAGAACGCGTAACCCAGACAAGTACCAGATCATCCCCAAGCACAAGGTGCTTGACCAAGACGGCGATACCTACAAGATCGCCGTGTACTGGGGGCTCGATGAGGTGCGGGTGCTGCGCAACCTGGGGGTCAAGGATGTGCCTTCGCCCATCACACGGCGCTACAACTGGCCAGGGCGCTACAAGCCTATGGCGCACCAGATCGACACTGCATCGTTCCTGACAGTGCACCGCAAAGCCTTCGTGTTCAACGACCCGGGCACGGGCAAGACACTGTCGGCGCTGTGGGCTGCAGACTACCTGATGCAGCGTGGGCTTGTGCGGCGTGCGCTTATCTTGTGCCCGCTGTCGATCATGCACAGCGCCTGGATGGGCGACCTGAACAACTCAATCATTCATCGCTCTGCCATCGTCGCGCACCACGCGCAAGCTGCCAAGCGCATCGAGATGATCCAGTCGGACTATGAGTTTGTGATCTGTAACTACGACGGGCTCAACCTGATCGCAGAAGAGATCAACGCAGACGGCAGGTTCGACCTCATCATCGTCGATGAGGCCAACGCATACAAGACGATGACCACAAAGCGGTGGAAGACGCTCAAGTCGATTGTGCGCCCAGACTCGTACCTGTGGATGATGACGGGCACGCCAGCATCGCAGTCGCCCGCTGATGCGTACGGTCTGGCCAAGCTGGTCAACCCGACAGGAGTGCCGCAGTTCTTCACGGGCTGGCGCGATCAGGTCATGTACAAGCTCACGATGTTCAAGTGGGCCCCCAAGCCCACGGCCAAGGACGATGTGTACAACGCGCTGCAGCCAGCCATACGGTTCACCAAAGAGCAGTGCTTGGACCTGCCGCCTGTGATGACGCTCACACGCGAGGCTCCGCTGACCCCACAGCAGAACAAGTACTACAACTTGCTCAAGGAGCAGATGCTGGTGCACACGGCAGGGGAGACCATCACAGCGGTCAACGCCGCTGCTGGTGTAAGCAAACTCCTACAGATCAGTTGCGGTGCGGCCTACACGGACGAGAAAGAAGTGGTCGAGTTCGATGCTGCACCACGCCTTGGCGTCATCGAGGAGGTGCTGGAGGAGACCGAGCGCAAGGTCATCATCTTCGCCATGTTCCGCTCCAGCATCGACACCATCCACACCTACCTGACCAAGAAGGGCGTTGCTGCCGAGGTCATCCACGGCAGTGTGAGCGCGACCAAGCGCGGCGACATCATCCACAGGTTCCAGACGCAGCCCAACCCCAGGGTGCTTATCATGCAGCCGCAAGCAACGGCACACGGGATTACCCTTACCGCAGCCGACACGGTGGTTTTCTACGGCCCGTTGATGTCTGTTGAGCAGTACATCCAGTGCATCGCACGCGCTGATCGCAAGGGCCAGACCAGCGACAAGGTCACAGTGGTGCACATCCAGAGCTCCCCCATCGAGCGCAAGATGTTCAAGGCGCTGGCGGCCCGCGTCGATGACAACGACCTGCTCACGGCCATGTTTGAGTCGGAGATCAGATCATGAAAGGAGGCACTTGCAAAAGCCAAAAACCCGTGTAAACTGTCCAACGCTTGACAAAACAACAGGAGAAAGCACATGACCGACACTGAAGATGAGGTGGTCCCCATCGACCGCCTCGTGAAAATCCACACCAAGATCAAATCGCGCATCGACGCGCTGACCAAAGAGTACGACACTGCGGTGGAGCAGCTCAAGGCTCAGCAAGACGAGGTGCGCTTTGCCATCAAAGACAAGATGAAAGCCCTCGGGCTCAAGTCTGTCAACACATCTTACGGGACGGTTTCCCTCTCGACTAAGGTGCGCTACAACACGCAGGACTGGGACTCGTTCAAGAAATTTATTCTTGAGCACCAAGTCGTCGATCTGCTGGAGAAGCGCATCGCACAGACGAACATGGCGACCTTCCTGTCAGAGAACCCGGGTGTTGTTCCACCCGGTTTGAACTCGCACACCGAGTTCGAAATTCGTGTAACCAAGTCCAAGTGAGTTAACCATGAGCAATATCACGCTTTTTAACGCCTCCAATGTCCCCGCCTTCGCTCGCAACAACGAGCTGTCTGAAACTGCCAAAGCCCTGACGGGCGGCGGCGCTGGTGCCTCGACCAAACGCATCTCCATCAAGGGCGGCGTGTTTCGCCTTGTCTCTGGTGGCAAAGAGATCGCGTCGATTGATGACCGCCACCTCGATGTGGTTGTCGTCAAGGCAGCGCCCAAAGTCAGCCGCATCTTCTACGCAGGTGCGTACGACCCAGACAAGATCGCCGGTCCCGACTGCTGGAGCAACGACGGCGAGAAGCCCGACGCTTCGATCAAAGAGCCGCAGAACAAGACCTGTATGGGTTGCCCCCAGAACGAAGCAGGGTCGGGCAACGGCAACAGCCGCGCCTGCCGCTTCCAACAGCGCCTTGCTGTTGTGCTGGCCAACAACCCCGAGGGTGATGTGCTGCAGCTTACGCTGCCCGCAACGTCGATCTTCGGCAAGGAAGATGGCGACAAGCGCCCGCTGCAAGCGTACGCACGGTTCCTAGCTGCGCAGACCCCGCCGGTCAACCCCGAGCAGATCGTCACCCGCATGAAGTTCGACACCAAGGCCGAGAGCCCCAAGCTGTTCTTCACGCCCGTGCGCTGGTTGGAGGATGCCGAGTACGAGTCTGTCACGCGGCAGGCTGAGAGCGACGATGCCAAGCGTGCGGTGGTCATGACGGTGGCCCAGGCCGATGGGGTCAAGCCCAAGGCAGCGCCGATGGATATCCCTGGCAAGCCGACGCAGGCCAAGGCCGCGCCCAAGGTCGATGCTGAAGACGACGAGGACGAAGCCCCAGCGCTCAAGGCCAAAGCCCCCAAGGCCAAGCCGGTGGCGTCTGAGGACGACGAGCCAGAGGTGCGCAAGGCTCCGTCCAAGGAGACCGCTGTCCCCGCCAAGAAGTCCAAGCTCGCTGATATTGTCAGCGACTGGGACGACGAGTGATCTACAGGGGCGGCGCAAGCCGCCCCCCAACACAATGTCTTATTCGCAAAAAACAATCGACGCTGTCCTAGCAGCGCCCAAGACCCCGGGCAACCAGCTCGGGCGATGGGCCATCCACCTTGACTTTCCCGTGACCAGAATCGCGCAAGCACTTGGCGTCACCCGGCAGACCGTGTACAACTGGTTCATGGGCAAAGACGTTT